GAATTTGCAAGACGAGCAGCTTGCCAAAGCGGATGCCCTTGATGCCATCTGTGACACCATTTGGGTGCTGATAGGTTTAGCAAGAGTAATGGATTTGCCCGTGGATCAGGGGTGGGATGCGGTCACCATCACAAACTTAAGAAAAGTCGATCCCGAGCTGGGGACTGTGTTGCGGGACGACCAAGGAAAAATTCAGAAGCCTTCGGGGTGGCGTCCACCGGATATGTTGAGGATTATCCAGAACTACGATAAGCGTGGATAAGGACTTTGTAAGGCGACTGTTTATCTACAAGCGGGGAGTGTTGTTTTGGCGCAACAGGCCCCCCGAGGACTTTAAGCGGGTCAATGCTTACAAGATGTGGAATAAGCGGTATGCAGGCAAGCCAGCCGGATCTGTGGGGGGAAAGGGATACATCCGCATAGCGATTTATAAAAAGTATTATATGGCCCACCGACTTGTATGGCTTTACCATCATGGGGTTTTTCCCGAGATGATTGACCACAAGAATGGCAAGAAGGCCGATAACCGCATTTCCAATCTAAGGGCCGTAATTTGCTCTCAGAACCTTTGGAACGCAAAAAGGTATCAGAGTACCAAGACCAACATAAAAGGCGTCTACGAGCGGAAAAAAGGGGTTTACGAGGCACACGTTTGCGCGAATGGCAAAAGAACTTATCTCGGCAGGTTTACTTCTAAGAAAGCTGCGGCAGGAGCGGTCCGAGCAGCAAGAGAGCTTCTTCACGGAGAATACGCCCGACACGGGTGAGTTTCGGGCAACCAAGGAAGAAATCTTACAAGCAATGATGTCCCAGCACGAGGCAAAGATAGAGGGGCTGGCCCGTCATGTGCTGAAGATGAAAACCAAGACCCAGAGAAGGAAGTGGCTAGAGGAGTTTGAGCTTAAGAACGGGCCGGAACTGACCTACGAGCTTAAAGATAGGATCTTGGAGTTAGCCAAGGAAGAGCGCGACCTCAGCCTTGCGCCGCCGGACCAGTCCCGGTAACTCCTTGCCGCCGCCCTTTGTGTAGACTAAAAAGCCCTCAGCAATGCTATCCAGGGGTTCATCTCGTAGGATGCGCTGGCGTAGTGTAGAGCGTTGAAATCCCCCGACACCGATGTTGTAGCTAAGAGCGACACAAGCGTCAAATAAGCCTTGACGCCCAGTAAGATTGGGAGCAAGTCGAAGAACACCACGCTCAAAACTAACGAGGAGATTTTTGAAGCGTTCTTCAATCTCCGACTTGGACCAGGTACGGTTGTCTGCATCTCGTAACGGATATTCCTTGCGAATCAAGCCAGTATAACCATCCTTACGGACCATCGGCAGGCGAATTTGGTCTTGGTAGAGCACCTCGCCAAAACCGCACGTCCATAGGTGGGCTGGGCACAAATATGGGCGATCACGATACCCCTCGAACTGGTGCATCAGGTGGATGCCTTTCTCAGACGTTCTCACTTCTTAGACCAGCCCCGTGATCCAAACCAAAACCCAATAATACCGCCAAGCATTGCCATTTCGTCCTCGGAGAAGATCAGGTCAGTAGCGGCGATAAACTGGTCTACGGTCAGGGTTCCAAGTCCTTGCTTAAACAGCAGGAAGTAAACCAGGCCCATGTTGATAAGGACCAGTTCCAACACAAAGATGTAGGTCACGGTAGGACGGACGGTAGCCACATAGTTGACCGCCCACTTGCTTGCCTTGTCCATGATCTTTTTGTCATGGTCGAGCGCGGCGTTTTGCATTTGGGCTTCCGACTGCATGGCGATCTGGTCTGTTCGGATCTCCTCGATCTTAGCCTGGGCCGCAAAACCTTGAGCCGCCATCTGCAACTGCATTTCGTTTTGCAGTCTGGCAAGGGCTAACTCGTGGGATTGGTCAGATTTGTTTTGAAAAAAGTCTAAGACTTTCGGTAAGCCAGAGATGAGCAGCCCGCCAAGGGTAGACAGTAATGACAGCATTAAATAGCTCCTGTTGCTTTGAGAATTCCATAAACGATTGCAGAAACGAGGATAATCCCGCTCCACTCTCGTCGTGCTTGCATACGGTTGCGGTAGAACTCATCGTTCAACTCCCGATGATCTTTGCGTAATTGATTGATGAGGGATTTGACTTCGGATACAGCAGAGCGGCCAAACTCGCGTTCAACCTGCCGGTACATTTCCTGCTCTGCTTCTCGGATTTGACGGATGATGCGATATTCGTCTATCGCCTCCATCCACACCATGTCGCCGCGCCGCATCATTTGTTGCTGCTTGCGTTTCCACGCTACTCGGGCTTTGGCTTCTTCGTCTAGGAAGGTGTTGACCTCCCTAGCGGTTTCTTTTATCTCACGCCCGACCTTGACTGCTTCTTTTATTCCGCTTAATGCGGCCCGTGTGGTCTCAATCGGGTCGCTCATTATTTATTCTCCCGTAACTGACTCTCCTCTGAAGTATGCTACCCCATCGATAACTTCACAGAGTTCTGGTGGTAATAGTTTTCCGTGTTTGAATGTAAGAACTGCAAATCCTGAGCACCAGTTGACAGGATTGCCCTCTGTGTAAACGAACTGCTCGCCGTAAGGTTCTGCAAGCGTTCCCGTGTCTACACCGTATCTACGGCCCGTATAGTCAGAGTAGGGGGTTACTTGTAGTTTGTGCAGGTGACCTGTAACTAGGGTCTTGCCTGCTTTTAGTGCGTTGTTGTAAGTCGCGTGGACACCGTTATGCCAACGATGCTTGACTATGACTTCGTTGTTTATGTCTACTCGCCAACCCGTGTGCCAGCCTGGAAAGTATGAGAAGAGGTCTGGGAAGTCGGAGAGTTCAGTAGCGTTGATAGCAATATAGCGGTGCAGCCGGACATCGTGATTGCCAAAAGTCCACAAGCAACGAGCGTTCTTACTAGCGTTACGAATCTCATCTAGACGGTCCTGGCAGGCTTCAATCTCTTGCTTGGGGGTCGGAGGGTTGGTTCCCATGAGAGGCTCGTGTCGTGAGATACGAGAGCCGTCAAACACATCCCCGTTTAGGATGATTGTTTGTGGCTTGAACTCTTTTAGTAAGGTGGTAAATGCTTTGTGGGCAACGGTGACTTCGTTGGGCCAGTAGTGACAGTCTGAGGCTATGAACACATGACCACTCTCTACCTGATGCTCAATGATCCGTTTGTTCTCGGGGATGATGGTTTTGACAACAGAATCCTGCTTGGCATTGAAACTTGGAAGATTGATTCCTAGTCGTCTTTGAATGGTGTCTCGTCTTTTGTAGACATTTGTAACATCCATCTCTAGCTCTTTAGCAACCTTTGATGGACTGCCAAGACGTTTGAAGGCTTCTATTATTGTTTCATCCGGTATTTTTTTTCCTGCCACGAACTCCTCCTAGCCGCATTTCGTCTACGGGCTCGTGAGAACTGGTGTCGTACTGACAGGCTAGTTTTACTGCCTCTGCGGGACTTAATCCCAGGTGCATGGCAGCGATAGCAAAGTTAGCCCCAGTTCCAATTGCCCAAAAGTCGTTCTTGATGCGAGCAGGAATCACGGTCCCCTCATAGATCCAAAGGCCGTCATTTCTGATCTCAAGAACTGTAACGTCGGTGTCGGAGTCCAGTTCCCCACCGGACTCCAAAACCTGTAGCATTTTCAAGCATTTATCCCAATCTCCGCAAGCCCCGTATATAGAACCCTTGCCAAGTCTCAGTTTTTGCACGAGATAGAAGGAATCATCGCCGCTGACCATCGAATCTGCGGCAATTTCTCCCGTAGATGCGCGAGCAGCGATGGTGGTCATTTCTTACGCTTTAGCCAGCTTTGAACAGTTTTGGTCTCGTAGATACGAAAGCTAGTCCAAACAATCGTAAAAAGGGCTGCAATGGCCGGAAGTATGTCGGCTAGGGTTCCGATGACGGTTGCGACAGACAGGGCGTCTACGGCGTGTTTTGTGGCTTCTGTGGTCATTTATCGCACCATCGGAACATAGTCAGGATCATGTGGCAGGTCGATATTAGGAAATCCTGCCTGGGAAGGAAAATCCCGCAATGCTTGGCGGTAGGATGCCCACTCTGCTGACATAGGTATTCCGGTTTCTGCCGCACGAATAGCACGCCAGTCTGTTGCTTTCAGAGCACTATCACGAGCAGCGCGTTTCTGAGCCGCTAGGGATGCGGTATCAGCGGCAATCTCTTCTGCTGTCTTAGATGCTACTTCTACCGTGAAAACAAAGTCACCCTCTACATACGGCGCACAAGCAACTAACTTCTGTGTGCTTCTGTTGTGATCTTTAAATAACGATACTTTCTTAGCAGATAGTTCTGCCAATACTACATCGTTAGGACCAGATGCAGGAAAAGATGTGTTAGGAAATACGGTTCTGTAATCACCAACTGCGGTGACTTGTCCGTTAGTTACGATTGCAACTTGCATAATTACTCCTTATTGATCTGCAAACGCCTTAGTCGGCGCAGTAAAGTTAGCGGTGTATCTGGCAACGCCTTTGGTTACACGGAGATCATCGATGTAGCCGTTTAAGTAGCCGGACGAAAGATCAAAACCATTA